AGATCTACGAAACGGAGACCTCCGACCGCTCGTTCGAAGAGGAGACCAAGCTCGCTGGTTTCTCTGCCGCTCCGGTGAAGAACGAAGGTCAGGCCATCGCGTACGACAACGCGCAGGAAGCCTGGACCGCTCGTTACAACCACGAGACCATCGCTATGGGCTTCTCCATCACCGAAGAGGCGATGGAAGACAACCTGTACGACAGTCTGTCGGCGCGGTACACCAAGGCGCTGGCTCGGGCGATGTCCTACACCAAGCAGGTCAAGGCGGCGGCGATCCTGAACAACGGCTTCAACAGCTCGGTCACCTACGGTGACGGGCAGTCGCTGTTCTCGACCGCACACCCGCTGGTCTCCGGTGGTACCAACAGCAACCGTCCCGCGACGGCGGCTGACCTGAACGAGACCTCGCTGGAGAACGCAGTGATCCAGATCGCTGCGTGGACGGACGAGAAGGGCCTCCTGATCGCCGCCAAGCCGCGCAAGCTGATCGTGCCTCCGGCCTTGATGTTCGTCGCAACGCGCCTGCTGGAGACCAACCTCCGCGTCGGCACCACCGACAACGACCTCAACGCGCTGAAGAACAACGGTTCGATCCCGGAAGGGTACACCGTCAACCACTTCTTGACCGACAACAACGCTTGGTTCCTCAAGACCGACGTGCCCAACGGTCTGAAGCACTTCGTGCGTGTGGCGCTGGCGACGTCGATGGATGCCGACTTCGACACCGGCAACAGCCGGTACAAGGCCCGCGAGCGCTACAGCTTCGGGGTCAGCGACAGTCTGGGCGTGTACGGCTCCCCCGGCGCAAGCTGAGCGGCTCCGGCGTGATCCAAGGCCCCTTCGGGGGCCTTTTCTTTTGTCCGAGACTGTGCTAGGCTCGGGCTTGCCCGAGAAATCAACCTCCTGCACCGACCGACTCGGCGGACTGTCTCCTCAAGACGGTGCAGGCAAAGAGGAACCATTATGGGATTCGCTTCACATCTCGGCCCTTGGCTGCTGGGCACTGTCAAGAACACGACGGGCACCACGGCGGGCACGATCCGCAACATGGGGGCCACGGTGGTCGCCCAATCCGCCGACGTGGTGTTCGGCACCCTGACGGGCACGGCCTTCGTCCTGCCTGCGGGCGCACAAGTGACGGCGGTCACGGTGGTGACCACAGCGGTCTTCAGCGCGGCGACGACTTGCAAGCTGAGCATCGGTGGTGTGGACTTCACGACCACGGGCACCGTCACCAGTGTCGGCAGCGTCTCGCTGACCGCCAACGCGACGACCCCGGGCGGCTGGGTGAACGTCGGTGCCACGGATGCCATCGTGGGCTACACGCTGGCTGGCGCGGGCCTGACCACGGGCGCGGCAACGATCATCATCAGCTACGTGGTGCGCGGTGACGACGGCGCTGCAAACCCGTCACAGGTCTGATCCTGACGCCCCTCCGGGGGCGTTCTCCTATTGGAGTTCACCATGATGCAGACTGACGTCAAATCAGCGCACCTAGAAGCTACGGGCTCCCTTGTTTCGGGGCGGGTGCGGCTGAAAGGCTACCAGTGCCTTTCTGGTGGTACAGCCGGTGACATCATCTTCACCGATGGCACCGCTACGGGGCTTGAGCGTTTGCGCTTCAATGTCCCTGCAAACACCAACAACCCCTTTGCCAACTTGATTCCCGGAGAGGGGATTCTGTTTGAAAACGGCGTTTATGTGACGCTGCCTACTGCGACCAAAGTCACCATTTTCTATGGCTAAGACACCTGCGTGGACGCGTAAGGAAGGCAAGTCTGAAGCCGGGGGTCTCAACGCCAAAGGCCGCGCCAGCTACAACGCAGCCAACCCGGGCAAGCCGGGGTTGAAGGCCCCACAGCCTGAAGGCGGGCCTCGTCGTGACTCCTTTTGCGCCCGGATGAAAGGCATGAAGGCGAAGCTGACAAGCTCCAAAACGGCAAAAGACCCAAACTCCCGTATCAACAAATCCTTGCGTGCATGGAAGTGCTGAAATGGATGCGACGCTCCTATGGAACACCCTCCTGACGGTCCTACTGGGCGTGGTGGCGTTCTTCATGGCCGCTAAGTTCCGTGAACTTGACCGCTTGAGCATCCTGTTGAACAGGACACGCGAGGAAGTTGCCCGGGACCATCTCACCCGCGCAGAGTTTCGTCAGGACATGAAAGAGTTGCTCGAACGTTTTGACAGGCTCGAAGCCAAGATCGACAATCTCAAGAACCGCCCTCACCCGGGCTGACCATCACTGGAGTTCAAAATGGCAACGAAAAGCGGATCTGGATGGCAGATGGTCCCTGACCCGGACTACAAGGACGGCAAACCGACCCCACCGCAGCCCCCTGCGCCACCCCCGCCCAGCAAGCGCAAACCTGCTCCCAAGAAGTACGCCAACGGCGGTGTGACCCGCGCCGATGGCTGTATCCGCAAAGGCCATACCAGAGGAAGGAAGGTGTGAGATGATGAAGAAGCCCCCGATGTCCGCCAAGATGCCTCCCAAGGCGAAGGGCAAGAAGGAACTTCCGTTCTTCATGAAGAAGGACGGCAAAGCCAAACCCAAGAAGATGATGGGCGGCGGTAGCTGCAAGTGAGGTTGCGATGGCGCGCGAGGACTACTCAAGAGACTTTCGCAGCATCGACAAAGGAGAAGCGCTGCGCAAAGCGCTGGCTCCTGCGCTGCGCCCTGCGTCTGTGACTCAACGGAGGACCAAGTACGACGGGCCGGTCAAAAACCGGGGAGAAGACGCGCGCGGAAACGCAAACGTCAGTCGTGAGGAACTCGCGGATTTCCAACGGCAGTACGGCGCTGACAAGACGCTGCGCGATCTGTTGAATGCGGACGCGACCGGTAAGCTGCCTGCGCGTGTTGGTGCGGGCGCAGGTCGCGGTGCCGCCGAAGGTCGCAAGGCAGCGGACCGCGATACCGCCCCGATGCGTAGTGAGAGCCCCTACAACGACCCGTCAAGGGCGAAGGAAGGGGCGGCTGCGCGCCGTCGAGAAATGATGCGGGACCCGGGCCGTGACGCCGTCGAGCCTATGCTGGGCCCGGAGGCGGGTGTCGCGGCGTTGGGGCGCGCAGGGCTTGCGGCGCTGGCGCGAGGCGCAGCGGGTGCGATGAAACGTCCCGCAGCCAAAGAGGCCCCCGAGCGCAACGATCCCTCGTTGTACCCCGACCCGCCCAAGACCGGCGGGGTCTTCAGCAGCGCAAGGTACGGCACTCGCGGCGAGCAGCAAGCTGCGGGCCGCAAAGCCACCGAGGACTACGCCCGTGACGTCATGGAGCGCGGCGCCGAAATGGGCATGAAACGCGGCGGCAACGTCAAGTCCTACGCCAAGGGCGGCAGCGTTCGTGGTGCTGGGTGCGAGACGCGTACCAAGAAGACGAGGTACGTCTGATGCGCGCATCCCGTGGCATGGGGTGCATCAACCCCGCCAAGATGCCCAAGGCGAAAGTCTCGGGCTACGCCAAGGGCGGCGAGAGCCGTGTCAACGCGGCGGGTAACTACACCAAGCCCGGGATGCGAAAGTCGTTGTTCGAGAGCATCAAAGGACAGGCAACGCAAGGTACTGCCGCAGGACAGTGGAGCGCCCGTAAGGCGCAACTGCTTGCCAAGCAGTACAAACAACGCGGTGGCGGGTATAAGTGAAAGCCCCCCAAAAGTCCCTGAAGGACTGGACCGCACAGAAATGGCGGACCAAGTCAGGGAAGCCGTCGTCAAAGACGGGGGAGAGATACCTCCCGGAAGCAGCGATCAATGCTTTGTCTCCTGCTGAGTACGCGGCGACAACCAAGGCCAAGCGTCAAGGCAAGGCCAAGGGCCAACAATTTGTGGCGCAGCCCAAGGGCGTAGCCCGAAAGACGGCGAGATTTAGATGACTACCTCCGGCACCACATCATTCAACCTTGACCTCAACGAAGCGGTCGAGGAAGCCTTCGAGCGCTGTGGTGCTGAGTTGCGCACGGGTTATGACTTGCGTACGGCGCGGAGATCGCTGAACCTGCTGTTCGCAGACTGGGCGAACCGTGGTGTGAACATGTGGACGTTCAACCAAGCGGTCATCAACCTGACCCAAGGCGTCAACACCTACCCATTGCCCTCTGACACCGTCGACCTCCTCGAACACGTCATCAGGACCGGTGCAGGCAACGTCAGTACGCAGGTCGACCTGACCATCACGCGCATTTCGATCTCTACCTACTCGTCCATCCCCAACAAGCTCCAGCAGGCGCGGCCCATTCAGGTACTGGTGAACCGGAACTCCAATGCGACGTACCCTGCGGGCAGCAGCTACTCGCCGGGGGCAACGGCTTCACCGAGCATCACCGTGTGGCCCACTCCGGACCAGACCGGCGTCTACCAGTTCGTCTACTGGTACTTGCGAAGGGTTCAAGACGCTGGTGCAGGCGGCGGTTACACGCAGGACATCCCCTTCCGCTTCCTCCCGTGTTTGGTCTCTGGTTTGGCGTACTACTTGGGCCTCAAGATCCCCGGTGCTATCGACCGTCTCCCTGTCCTTAAGGAGCAGTACGACGCGGATTGGGACCGCGCCAGTTCAGAGGACCGCGAGAAAGCAGCGGTACGTTTTGTCCCAAGGCAACAATTCATCTCCTGAGTTGTCATGTCTAACCGCTTCGCAAACGGAAGAAAGGCGTTCGGCTTTTGCGACGTCTGTGGCTTTCGCTTTGACCTGAAGCGACTGAAGAACCTCGTCGTCAAGACGAAAGAGACACAGATCAAAGCATGTCCGCAGTGCTGGACGCCGGATCAGCCACAGTTGCAACTCGGGATGTACCCGATTGCAGACCCGCAGGCATTGCGTAATCCACGCCCGGACACGAACACGTGGTATCAGTCTGGCGTCAACGCGTTGAACAACGTCAGCGAAGGGATGCTGGTCATCCAGTGGGGTTGGGCCCCGATTGGCGGTGCGAGAGACTTCACTGACCCGTTGACACCGAATACGCTTGTTGGTGTAGGACAGGTTGGTCAGGTGACTTTTGCGCCGTGGACTTCCGTACTCTTTACCACGCCCGGTACGTACTCTTGGACGGCTCCGGTAGGTGTCACGCAGGTATACGTACTGTGTGTTGGTGGTGGAGGAAGCGGCGGGCCTGTTGCGGGTACTGGAAATCCGGGAGTTGCGTCTAGTTTTGACACGTTTTTTGCGGGTGGCGGCGGCGCGGGGGCAAGTACTGGCGGCGGTGCAGGAGGGACGGGCGCTACGTTAAGCGCAACTGTCTTTGGCGGTAACGGCGGTGCAGGCAGTAACAGGGTAAGTATTTTTTCTGGCGGCGGTGGCGGGGCGGGCGGGTACGCAGGTAACGGTGGAAATGGCGGCAGCTATCTTGGTCTTGGCGGAGTTGCAGGGACTGGCGGCGGCGCGGGCGGCGGCGGCGCGTTTCTTTCATACGGAGTTGGTGGCGGTGGCGTAGGTCTGAGTGGGCAGGGCGCAAACGGCACAGGGGGCGGATTCGGCGGAGGGGGTTCTGGCGGAGAAACCTCTGTAGGTCAGAACGGGGCGTTGTACGGCGGTGGCGGTGGCGGTTCTGGTTTATCAGCGTCGGCTGGTGGCGGTGGCGGCGGTGGTGGACTTCGCTGGACATTCCTGACAGTCACCCCCGGAACTACGTATCCTGTTGTTGTCGGCGCAGGCGGTGTTGTTGCAAATTCGGGTAGCGGTGGCGGCGGAGCAGTCCGCATCAACTATCTCCCAGTTCCCTAAACCGCTGGTCAGCGGTATCATTCAAGCGGGCGCAGCCCGAAGGAGTTCAAGATGAAAGACGCGATGAAGGCCCTCCGGGCGCATGCCAAGAAGCCCGCTGGTGTGGCGCACGGCCCCGGCGCGAAGCTCGCCAAGGGCGGTGTTACCACGCAGGCCGCTCAGCAGATGGGCCGCAACATGGCCCGTGTGGCCAACCAAGGCGCTGTCGGGCGCAAGAAGGGGTGAACCCATGATGAAGGCCAAGCCGGTCCCTACGCCCGTTGTGGGCGTCGCTGAGCGCACTCCCCCGCGCCTTGTTGTCGGTGCTGAGTCGACCGCCCCCTGCCCGCCGGTGAAGACCTCCGGGATCAAGGTCCGGGGCGGCAAGGCTCAGACCAAGGGCTTCATGGCCCGAGGACCGATGGCGTGAACTACACCCAGCTCAAGACCGCTGTTGAGGACGCTGTTGAGAATACGTTCTCAGCAACGGACTTTGCCACGCTGACGAGGCTGGCCGAGGACAAGATCTACAACAGCGTACAGCTCCCGGCGCTCCGCAAGAACGTCACGGGCGACTTGAGCGCGGGCAACCAGTACCTCGCCGCCCCCAACGACTTCTTGTCGGTCTACTCGATGGCGGTGTTCCCTGCCGCAGGCGGAGAGTACACGTTCCTGCTGAACAAGGACGTCAACTTCATTCGGGAGTCGTACCCGAACCCGGCGACGACGGGCGTGCCGCGCTATTACGCGCTCTTCGGCCCGGTGTACAACCTGCCGACCGAGCTGACGTTCATCCTGGGCCCGACACCTGTGGCGGGGTACAAGGCGGAGCTGCACTACTTCTACTACCCCGAGAGCATCGCTACTGCGGGTACGTCATGGATTGGCGACAACTTTGAGTCGGTGCTGTTCAACGCGGTCATGGTTGAAGCGGGTCGGTTCATGAAGGAAGAGGCGGACATCATGACGATGTACCAGAACCAGTTCAATGAGTCGTTCCTGCTGCTCAAGAACTTGGGTGACGGCAAGAACCGCATGGATGCCTACCGCAGTGGCCAAGTACGGAATCCGGTGAAGTAAATGGCTATCCTCCAAGGCATGTGTTCGTCGTTCAAGCAGGAGTCTTGGCTTGGTATTCATGACCTCGACACTGACACGCTGAAGCTCGCGCTCTACACCGCTGCGGCAAACCTGAGCCAAGCCACGACGGTTTACACTGCCACGGGGGAAGTGTCTGGTGCGGGGTACATCGCGGGTGGTATCCCCCTCGTCAATGTCCAAGTCCTCCTCTCCGGTACGACGGCCTACGTCACCTTCGACAACCCGGTGTTCACCAACGCCTCATTCGTCTGCCGGGGCGGGCTGATCTACAACGAGACCAAGGCCAACCGCGCTATCGCGGTGCTGGACTTCGGTGCGGACAAGACGGCGTCAGGTACTTTCACCATTCAACTCCCTGCGGCAACAGCCGCTTCTGCGCTGTTGCGCTTTGCATAGGAAACCATCATGTTCGACAAATCCAAAGCGGGCGGTGTCTTCAAGATCACTTGCCACGACCCTCAAGGCAACCTGAAGTGGGAGGCCGAGTCGCGCAACCTTGTCGTGAATGTCGGGTTGCAGTACATGAACGCTGCGGCGCTTGGTAACGGCTCACAGGTCACTACTTGGTACATCGGTCTGTATGGCGCGGCGTCGTCCAACAACCCCGCAGCGGGGGACACGATGCTCAGCCATATCGGCTGGACTGAAGTCACCGCGTACAGCAACGCCAACCGGCCAACGTGCACTTTTGGTACAGCCACAACGGCGGACCCTTCGGTGATCACGAACAGCGCTTCTCCTGCGGCGTTCAACATCAACGGCACGACAGTCGTCGGCGGCGCGTTCTTGACGTCCAACAACACCAAGGGCGGGACGACGGGCACGCTGTTCTCTGCGGCGGATTTTGCCGCGCCGGGTGATCGGAGTGTGGCGAGTGGGGACACGTTGAACGTCACCTACACCTTCAGCCTCGATGCTGCCTGATCTTCAACAACTCTGAAAAAGGCACCCGTCTAGGCGGGTGTTTTGCTTTTAAGCCATGATCAAAATCGATTTCTCCTTCGACACTCCTCACGGCAAGTTTGCCGATGCCCTTCATCTGCCTGATGACCACGGCTTCAGCGAAGCTGAAATCCAGGCGATGAAGGAGCAACGTCGAGACAACTGGATTGCTGTGGTGACTGCGCCGCCTGCACCGGAGCCTGAGACGACCAAAGAGATTGCTGGTGAGGTGTATCAGAAACTAGAGGGCGTTCCGCCTGCGGGAGCCAAGCTGGTTGAGATCGACGGCGTCTGGTACTACAAGGTGTAAGAGATGGCTGACAGGTACTGGGTTGGTGGTACAGCAGCTTGGGATGGCACTGCCGGAACCAAGTGGTCAACTACGTCTGGCGGCGGTGGCGGGGCAAGCGTTCCTACCAGCGCTGATGACGTTTTCTTCACGAACCTGTCCACCGGCACCTGCACCATCTCCAGCGGCAACACTGGTGCCAAGTCCATCAACTGCACAGGGTTTACGGGGACGTTGGCGGGTAGCACCAATATTACGGTGTCTGGTAGCGTCACGCTTGTGGCTGGGATGGGGTTTACTTACGCTAATACATTCGTAATAAATGGAACAGGAACAATAACAACTGCCGGGAAAACAATAGGCGGGTTGAACATCGACGGAACCGGTATTACTGTTACTCTAGGCGATGCTGTTACTATATCAGCAACACTTGGTGTTGTTAGAGGTACTTTTAATACCGCCAACTATAATGTTACGGCCTTAACTCTTTCTTCTTCGGGCTCAAACGTTAGAACTATTAGTTTGGGTTCGTCTACGGTGACTTTGAGCACCGGAGCAAATGCTGTTGATTTTACAACCAATACAAATCTTACATTTAACGCGGGTACGTCAACTATTGTTTGTACCGCAACCGGTTGTTCATTGGCTGGCGGCAATCTCTCGCAAAACGGAGTCGCATTTTATAACGTGTCTTTTACTTCGACGGCAACTGGAACGTATAGTATTCTGGGGATCAACACCTTCAACAACCTTACCGTCACAGCCCCATCCTCCGTAGGCGTCCGTCAAGTTGCCTTTGAATCCCGCCAAACCATCAACGGCACTCTCTCCACCACCGGCACAGCAGGCAACCGCAGAGTCTGGTTCAGAGGCGTCACCTACGGCATCGCCCAAACCCTCACCATCAACTCAGCCCCAAGCCTGACCGACGCAGACTTCCGAGACATCTACGTCATTGGCACAGCCGCGCCCATCAGCGGCACGCGTGTTGGAGACCTGCGTGGATGCAGAGGCATCACCTTCGACACGCCCAAGACGGTGTATTGGAACTTAGCTGCTGGTGGCAACTGGTCTGCCAACGCTTGGGCTGCAAGCTCTGGTGCTGGTGTCAGCACAGACAACTTCCCGTTGGCGCAGGATACCGCTGTCATTGAGAACACGGGGTTGAATAACTTCGCTACGGTGCAGATTGATTCTGCTTTGGCAACGCACATATCCAGCGTAAACATGTCAACGCGAACAAACGCGATGACTATTACAATGAACGTTGGGACAACGTGTTACGGTAACTGGACAAACGGTTCGGGCACTTCCGTTACAGGCTTTGTTACTCTAACGTTCTCTGGCCGAAACACGCAGACCATCACTAGCGCAGGCAAAACATTTGCCGGTGGCATCACAGTCGACACCTACGGCGGAACAGTCGAACTCGCCGACGCTTTGAACATCGGCTCCAACACCCTCACCATCACCAACGGCACCTTCGACACCAAGAACTACAACGTAACGGCAAATGCGATATCGTCCAGCAACAGCAACGTCAGGACGATAGCGCTGGGGTCGAGTACGTTGACGCTCAGTGGTTCTAGTTTTATAACTTTTACCACTTCAACCAACTTGACGTTGAATGCCGGTACGTCCCAGATAAATTCCCCGAATACTGCTGGCCCAACGTTAGATGGGGGATCTGGTTTTACTTTTTATAACGTATCTTTTACCGGAACTTCGCCTGTATCGCATACAGTATTTGGAGCAAACTCGTTTAACAATTTGACGGTCACTGCCCCTTCTTCCGCTGGTTTAATACAGCTAGAACTAGCGGCAAACCAAACCATCACCGGCACCCTCACCGTCGCCGGTGCCACAGCCGTCCGTCGCATCTTCGTCCGCTCCAACACTATCGGCACCACCCGCAGACTCACCGTAGGCACGCTCAGTGCCACAGACTGCGACTTCCGCGACATCACCATTGCAGGCACCGCAGCAGGCTCTTCTCCGACCCGTGCAGGCGATTGTGGCGGCAACAGCGGCATCACCTTCCCTGCGGCCAAGACCGTCTATTGGAACCTTGCAGGGGCGCAGAACTGGAGCGCTACCGCTTGGGCGCCGGGCTCTGGGGGCAGTCCTGACATCAACAACTTCCCGCTGGCGCAAGACACGGCGGTGTTTGATGAAGCTGCGGGCAGCGTGACAGGAACCATCACGATCAATGCCGCATGGAACATTGGTACGTTTGATGCGTCGTTGCGGACTAGTGCGATGACGCTCACCACCAGCACCAACACTCCGTTTGTTTACGGCGATTGGAAGTTTGGTACAGGAGTGACGTCGTCTAGTGCCGGAGGCACGATCACGTTCGCCAAGCGCGGCACGCAGACGATTACCAGCAACGGCATTACTTTTGGTTGTCCTGTCACGGTAAATTCCGTTACTGGTGTTGTCCAGCTTGCTGATGCGTTGTCTCTAGGTTCCACAAGAACCCTGACACTAGCCAGCGGCACGTTTGATGCGGTGTCATACAGCGTTACCACCGGATTTTTTACATCTACCGCAGGCACGCTAAAAATGGGCTCCGGTGCTTGGTCTCTTTCAGGCACTGGAAACGTGTGGACTTATACGGCAGGAACTTTATACAAAGGCACCGCCGACATTCTTCTGTCTAGCGCTACCAACCTTGCCCGTACTTTTGCCGGTGGTAATCAATCATACAACAAACTCACTATTACACCAAACGGCAATGGCCTTACGGTCACAGGAAACAACCAATTTACTGAGTTTGCCGCACCTGTAACACTTAATTTCAGTATTAATTTTGGTACAACAACACAGACTTTTGGCAAATGGTCGATATCTGGTGGTAATTTCGGCCTGATTCTTGTTGCTATTAGTGGCAACGCTACACACATCTTGGCAGGCCCTTGCACTAGCGGTATTGATTACCTTCAAATGAATACTTTCGGCTTTGCGGCCACAAGCCCTGGTGAGTTCTACGCCGGTGCCAACAGCACAGGCACAGCAGCGGCGCCTGTCTAC